GTTAGCACAAGCGAAACTCGATAACGGAACTGTCCTTGAAGCAGAAGCGTTTGAAGCAGGTAATGAAATCTTTATCCTTACAGACGATGAGAAAGTGGCTGTTCCTGTTGGCGAATACCAAATGGAAGATGGTCAAATCCTTGTCGTTGAGGAAGAGGGTTTGATTGCTGAAATCAAAGAAGCAGAAGTCAAAGAGGAAGAGGAAGTGGAAGCATCTGAGGAAGTATCTGAGGAAACAGAACTTGAAGAGGTGGAAGCTGAGTATGCTACTAAAGAAGAGTTAGCAGAAGTAAAGTCAATGCTTGAGGAAATCAAAGCAATGATTGAAAAGAAAGAGGAAATGAGCGAAGTCGAAGAGCAAGTGAAAGAGGAACTATCTGAAACACCTGCTACCGAAGCGATCACTCATAACCCTGAACCCAAACAAAAAGTAAGTCTAAAGTACTCGCAAAACAGAAAGCAAAGTACTTTCGACAAAGTAATGTCTAAAATTGTTAACAATTAAATTTATATAAAATGCCAAATCCAACTATTACAGGAAGTACTTATGCAGGGGAATTTGCAGGGAAATATCTCGGTGCTGCCCTTCTAAGTGCTGATACACTTGACAAAGGTGCTATCTCTATCTTACCAAACATTAAGTACAAAGCTGCTATGAAAGTAGGTGCGTTCTCAAATCTTGTACGCTCTGCTGATTGCGACTTTGACTCATCTACATCAGGTCTTACTCTAACTGAGAAAGTACTTACACCAACTGAATTGCAAGTTAACTTACAAGTATGTAAGAAAGAATTGCACTCTGATTGGGAAGCTGCTCAAATGGGATTCTCTGCTTTTGACGAGCTACCCCCATTGTTCTCTGACTACGTTATCGCACGTGTAGCTGCTGAGGTTGCTAAAGCAACTGAGGTATCTATTTGGCAAGGTAGCGCAGGGGAAGGTAACTTCGATGGTTTTGAAACTCTACTTACTGCTGATTCTGACGTAGTAGATGTAACAGCAGGTACAGTTACTACTGCCAACGTAATCGCTGAGCTTCAAAAAATCGTAGATGCTATCCCAAGTGGCGTATATGGTAAAGAAGATTTAACTATCTATATCTCTCAAAACATCGCTAAAGCGTATATTGGCGCACAAGCTGCTTTGGGTTATAGAGAGTTGTATCACGTAGGACAAACTGAGATGAACTTTCAAGGGATTCCTTTGTTCGCAACAGGTGGTCTTGCTGATAACACAGCAGTAGCTGCTCAAAAGTCTAACTTATTCTTTGGAACAGGATTGCTTGATGACAGAAACGAAGTTAAAGTTATCGATATGGCTGACCTTGATGGTTCACAGAACGTGCGTGTAGTTATGCGCTATACAGCAGGTGTACAACATGGTATTGGTTCTGATATCGTTCTCTACGCATAATCAATAATTCTCTAACTTAAAAGGGGTGGGTAAGCCGAGTGCCTACCTACCCTTTTTTATTAAAATAAAATTAATATGGCTTGTGCAGTATCAAACGGAAGAGCGTTACCATGTAAGAGTGGTGTAGGTGGGCTGAAAAACATTTATTTTGCCCCTTACACATCTACCACAGCAGCATTGACTGATAGTAGTGGTACAATCACTTTAGATGATAGTGTTTCTTTCTACAAATATGAAATCAAGGGTAATTCATCATTAGAAACTGCTATTAACTCGTCAAGAGAAAATGGCACTACTTTTTATGAGTCAACCCTTAATGTTACATTTACGTTTTTAGATGTAGCTACTCAAGAGCAGATTAAGCTCTTAGCTCATGGCAGACCTCAAATCGTTGTGGAAGATTATAACGGCAACGGATTTTTAGTAGGTAAAGATCATGGTTCAGAAGTTACAGGGGGTACAGTTGTTACAGGTGCAGCTATGGGGGATTTAAGTGGATTCACGCTTACCCTTACTGCTCAAGAAACAGCACCACCTTTCTTTGTAGCAACACTACCAACTGATGATTCATCATCGCCAATTAACCCAACACCATAAATTTTTTGTATATTAGCAAAGAGTTTATTTATTTTGGTTTAGTTATTGTTAGGGGGTGTAAAAGCCCCCTTTTTTATTACACAAAATTCAGAATCTATACGTTATATAGGTATGCATATCTTAACTACATCTACAGATTCGCAAAGTATTGATGTAATATCACGCAGAAGTGTATCAGGTGTAATATCATTGTTTGTAAGAAACGAATCTACAAATGTAGTTACTCAATATACATCAGACCAAGATTGGGATACATACGAAGCTACGTTTAGTGGCTCAGAAATAGAGTGGCAGGGTAGCACATTAACCTTTTCAGAAGGTCAAACATATCTTACCATTAATAACAAATACGAACTTACAGAAGATACACATTATTCTTTTGTAGTGCAAGATGCGATAGGTAAGATATTTAAGGGTATGATGTTCTGTACAAATCAAACGATAGACCAAAGTACGAACTCTTACTATCAGATAAACAAAAACCAATATGTAACACACTCTGCTGATAACGAGTTTATAGTATTATGATAAAACTAACTACATCAACGGATGCTCAGACCATAAAGCTTATACCACGTTCTTATGCAACGAATGTAAGTATGGTATTTAGAGACGACTCTACAAACACATCTGTTACATATACATCATCTGCTACTACTGACAAAAACCATTTAGTTATTAGCGAATCATTATCGCTTACTGAGGGTAGGTTTTATGATTTAACAATAAAAGAGGGTACAGACGTTATATATAAAGATAAAGTATTTTGCACAGACCAAACAGTCGATCAAGATACGAATAACTATTACTCAGTTAACGATGGCGAATACACCATAGATACGAGCTACGATAACGATTATATTATATTATGAAAAACGATTTAAGAATAGTTAACCTAAGCACCTACACAAGCCCTACTGTAAAAGAAGTACGGAATCAGGAATTTGTGAGCTATGGCGAAGATAACAACTACTTTCAGTATCTTATAGATAGATACAATGGTAGCCCTACCAACAATGCTATCATAAACGGAATTAGTGAGATGATATATGGTAAGGGCTTAGATGCTACTGACAGCAACAGAAAACCCGACCAATACGCACAGATGGTATCTTTATTCAATGCTGATTGTGTTCGTAAAGTAGTGTACGATCAAAAACTTATGGGTCAATGTGCTTTGCAGGTTATCTACTCTAAGGATAGAACTAAGATTGTAAAACTTGAACACATACCTGTTGAAACTCTACGAGCAGAGAAGTGCAACGATAAAGGTGAGATTGAAGCGTACTTCTATCACTACGATTGGGCTAAGTACAAAAAGAGCGATGAGATAAAACGTATCCCTGCTTTTGGAACTTCTAAAGAGGGCTTAGAGATTATGTACATAAAACCTTATAGAGCAGGGTTTAAGTATTATTCGCCTGTTGACTATCAAGGGGGTACACAATACGCAGAGTTAGAGGAAGAGATAAGCAACTATCACTTAAACAATATAATGAATGGCTTAGCACCATCTATGCTTATTAACTTTAATAACGGAACGCCTGACCCTGAGCAAAGAGAACTAATTGAAAGACGTATCTATGAGAAGTTTAGTGGCAGTAGCAACGCAGGTAAGTTTATTTTAGCATTTAACGATAACGCAGAAACTGCTGCTGATATACAACCTATCCAACTTTCAGATGCTCACAATCAATATCAGTTTTTAAGTGATGAGAGCGCACGTAAGATACTCGTTTCTCACAGGGTAGTATCGCCTATGCTTTTAGGGATTAAAGACAATACAGGGCTTGGTAATAACGCAGACGAGCTTAAGACAGCTACTATCCTTATGGATAATACAGTTATTCGTCCGTTTCAAAGATTGCTTATTGAGAGCTTTGATCAAATCCTTGCGTATAATAATATCTCACTTAACCTCTACTTTAAGACATTACAACCTTTAGAGTTTACTGACCTTGATAATGTAGAGGATTCAGAAACAAGAGAAGAGGAAACAGGGGTTAAAATGAGCAAAGAGGACTTAACTGATGAAGAGTTTGATATCATCCTTGACGATCTAAGGGGCGAAACAATATCTAACCGATGGGAAGCAGTAGATGTAAGAGAACAGAGCGAAGATAACGAAAGCATAGAGGATTGGGCTGTTAAGCACATTGAAAGCAAAGAGGAAAAATTAGAAAAGAAGTCAATAGATTCTAAAAAGAGTGGGTTTAGTTATTTAGACAAATCCCTATACAAAGTAAGATACCGATATTCTGAAAAGTACAGCTCAGGCAAGTCAAGACAATTCTGTCGTATTATGATGAGCAGAAGTGGTAGAGGTGTGGTATATCGTGTAGAGGATATTGACAAAGCGAGTAATGCAGGTGTAAATAAGTCTTTTGGGCATAAAGGCAAAGCATACGATCTATTCAGATTTAAAGGTGGGGTTAACTGTGGGCATAGATGGGAAGAGGTCTTATATAGACTAAAATCTAAGACTATGAAAAAGGTTATCCAAAACTACGATGAAGTAGATAAGATACCTAAGTCTTATTCGCCTACACCACGAGGATATAAGGATGCAGAGAAAGCACCAAAGGATATGCCAAATAACGGACACCACCCAAATTATAAAGGATAATGGCAACAGCACTATTTATATCACGTACAGACCTTGTTAAGAACAGTATTATTGATGGTAATACTGATACAGACAAGTTTATACAATTTATTAAGATTGCACAAGAGATTGAAGTGCAGAACTATTTAGGTACTGACCTTTACAATAAGATTAGTGCAGATATCGTTGCAGGTACGCTTACAGGCGATTATCTAAATCTTGTTAACGATTACGTTCAGCCCATGCTTATATGGTGGGCGCAGGTGTCTTATTTGCCTTATGCTGCATATCAAATAAAAAATGGTGGTGTATTTAAGCACACATCAGAAAATAGCGAAAGTGTAAGCAAGTCAGAGGTTGATTATTTAGTAGGTAAGGCACGAGATACAGCAGAGTATTACACACGTAGATTTATTGACTATATGAGTTTTAATAGCTCTACGTTCCCTGAGTACAATAGCAACTCAGATAGTGATGTTTATCCTGATAAAGATAGTTTATTCAACGGATGGGTACTGTAAGATACAAACCAAAAAATAAGAACATAGTTAAACTAAAAAGATTTTTGCAAAAGAACGAAAGTAAAGTATGGCAAATCTTCAAAACAAAAGAATAAAGGACACCTACGAGGGGTTAATCAAAACTAATGATAACAATGCTATCAGTAGTGAGGTTGAGCTTACCGATGGTGCAGGTAATGGTACAGGGGTTAGCGTATCTACTGATGGTCGTGTAGTGGCATCAGGTACTGTTTCTTTTGGTTCTTTGAAAGATACAGGCGAAAACATTACGATCACAAAGTTTGTTGACGAAGCAGATGGGATTGCAAACAATGATAACGACACTTCTATCCCTACTGTTGCAGCAGTTAAAGACTATGTAGATAGCACCGAACTTGATACTGTTACAAGCGTGAATACGCAGACAGGCGATGTGGTCTTAGATGCAGACGATATAAGCGAAGGTACAAGCAATCTATACTATACAGAAGCTCGTGTAAGCGCAAATACAAGCGTAGCAGCTAACACCCTTAAAAACACATACCCATCTGCTGATGCAACTAAGGTAGGGCATATCACAGTAACACAATCTGTCGATTTAGATACCTTAGAATCAAACGTAGCTACAAACAATTCTAAAATTAGCTTTGACTCAACAAGTAGCACAAAATTAGCAGGTATAGAGAGTGGTGCAGAAGTAAACCCAACAAGCACCGATCAATTAAGCGAGGGTTCTACAAACTTATATTATACTGATGCTCGTGTATCAGCCAATAGTGCAGTAGCAGCGAATACAGCAAAAACAGGCATAACCTCGCAACAAGCAGCAGATATATCAACTAATAACGCAAAAGTTGGCATAACGACAGATCAAGCAAACGCTATTACTACCAACTCTGCTAAAGTATCTTTTCCTGAAGCCCCTAATGATGGCGATTCTTATGTAAGAAAAAACGAAGGTTGGGAAAGTTTAACGCACCCTGCTGATGCAGTTACTTCTGTAAATGGCGAAACAGGTGTAGTAGTTTTAGATTCAGACGATATCTCAGAAGGTACATCTAATTTGTATTTTACAGATGCAAGAGTATCAGCAAACTCTGATGTTACAGCTAACACAGCTAAGGTAGGAATCACTACACAACAAGCAAGTGATATTACCACCAATAACGCTAAGGTTGGCATTACAACTCAACAAGCTGCTGATATAGTTACCAACAATTCTAAGGTCGGAATTACCACACAACAGGCATCTGATATTACTACTAACAATGCAAAGGTAGGTATCACAACCACCCAAGCCGATGCAATTACAGCAAACACAGCTAAAGTAGGTATAACAACTGAACAAGCTAATGCGATAACTACCAATACAGCAAAGGTTGGTATTACTACGCAACAGGCAAACGATATAACAGCGAATAATGCTAAAGTAGGTATAACTACCCAACAAGCGAGTGATATCACGACAAACAACGCTAAAGTGGGTATTACGACCACACAAGCTAACAACATAACAACTAACAACGCTAAAATAAGTTTTGACAGCACTTCAT